AGGCTGAAGTTGAAAAAACCAGAGCTGAGACTGAAGAGATTCGTGCAAAGATCGGCACTGAGAAACAAATTGCTGATACCAAAAGTTTTGAGACTGGATCAAAGATTGGTTTGGAGTTATTAAAAGGTGGAAAACCAGGAGAACAAGGAACCAGAAAACAAGAGACAGCTAAGCCTGCCTCTGCTGCTAAGTAAAAAGTGTCAGGAATGTGGCTGTTATTGTAAATATGAACTAATTGAGTTAACAAAAGCTTTTCAGGATATAGTAAAGTATTATCTCAGGAGAAAATAATGTTAATAAAGATAAAGGACAAGGAGAAAAAGCCGCAACCTCATCTTAATATGACTGCTACACAGGAAGCGGCTTTTGAAAAGAAAGCTGAGAAACATTTCAAAAGTCATCGGGAGCTGCCCAATGGGAGAAATTTTACCTGTTGGAATCGCGATAAAGATACTGAAGCTGATCGTAAGTACAGGGAAAATTTTGATTCAATTTTTCCCAATGCACCTGGTGCAGGATTGTGATAAAAACAACTAAAGGAAAAAAGCCCTACCAAGTAACGAGTCGCAAAGGTAGGAATCTTGGAAAATATAAAACTGTGCGAGCGGCTCGTAAGAGACTTCGCCAAATTGAATATTTTAAGCAAGCCAAACAAGGCTTGCAATAACTTCGTCCTAGAGACGTAAAATCTTATACCTTCGTCCGGAGAGACGTTAAAGGGGGCTAGAATGTTTAAAAAATATGGAATAGGAGCGGTTTGTTTTGCGCCTGATAGCGCAACGGCGAGTCCTACAGATTCGTCAGCATCAGAAAGTAAGTCGAGTGTAAGTAAGAGTGATTTTAATGTATCAATTGAAGCATCTCAAGGTTTGGAAGGAATATCAGAAGAATTGCTAATGGGTATGGACTCTGAAGCTGAAGCTGAAGCTGCTAAAGCAGTGAATACTGATGCTAAAGCAAAAGATACCAAGGCAGCGGATGATAAATCTTCTACTAAGTCGGCTGATACTAAACCGGCTGCAAAACCTGCTGATGAAGCCAAGGCCAAGGCTGATTCAGCGGATGCTCAATCAAAAGACCAGAAAGCTGACAAAGCTGCAACGGAGAGTAAACCGGCTTCCTCCGAGTCGAAAGCAACTGATGCAAAGAAGGCAGATACTGATGAGTCACAGAAACCACCTAAAGGGTATGTTCCCATAGCCGCATTACATGAAGTTCGCGGAGAAGTTAAGTACCTCAAAGAACAGATTCAGGAATTATCAAAAGCAAAACCTTCACCGGCTGAATCAAAACCGGAAGCTAAGAAGTCTGCTGTTCCTGAAGGATTTGAAGTTCTCACTGATAAGGCCTTTACTGAACTCGCGGATGAAGATCCCAAAGAAGCTTTACTTTATATGAAGAATCTTGGGGTTTACCAAGAAGAAAAGCGGCAGGCAGAACTTGAGGAACAGCGAAACCTTCTTAAGCAACGAGATGAATCGGCTAACAAGGAGAAAATGCAGCAAATCTTTGCGGACACTGAAAAGAAAATGGAAGAATTTGTCCCAGGGCTTTTTGATGAAAATTCAACAGCCTCTAAAGAACTTGCTACATTCGCAAATGATCTTGGGTTTACAGATGATATGTATTATTTGACAAACCCAGAAACACAGATCATTTTACCAGGTGAGACTGAACCACTGCTTCTTGGTGAACAAGCTGCTTCAATTATCCAGACTCTGGCCACCGCTAGAAACAAAATTAATGAACTTTCGGTAAAGTCTGCTGATGAGACTAAACTCCGAGAGGAAATTACTAAGGAGGTAGAAGCCGACCTCAGGAAAACTATTGAGGCTGAGCTTCTTGCTAAATTTAAAACTGGACCAGATGAAACAGCTTTTCGTTCTTTAACATCAGTGCCTTCAAGCGAGTCTCCAGAATTCGCTGATAAAGTATTGACAATGGCTGATTATAATAAACTTAGCCCTGAAGAGCAAGAGGCCTATTTAGCTGGTACCTAACAATATGGTGATTAGCTATGGCAATGACTGAATTTGCATTAGGTGACCCGTTAGCGGTACAACGTTGGTCAACCTCTTTGGCTGTTGAAGCAGCCAAAAAATCTTATTTCTCGAAGTTCATCGGCACAGGCACTGACAGCCTGATTGTCTTGAAAAATGAGCTTCATAAAGGCGCTGGTGAAAAAGTTACTTTTGGCCTGCGCATGAAACTCGTTGAATATGGTATTGAAGGTGACAACGTAATTGAAGGTCATGCGACTGGTGAGGAAGCATTGACATTCTTCAATGATGCCGTATTCATTGACCAGCTCAGGAAATCAACCAAATCAAAAGGTAAGATGTCCGAGCAACGTGTTCCTTATAACATGAGGAAAGAAGGTCGTGACGCCCTGTCTACCTGGTGGGCTGAAGAGATGGACGAAGAATTTTTCTGCTATCTTTCTGGTGCACGTGGTGTTGGTGCTATGCATAACGCATTTGCAGCTGGCGCTGGCAATGCTCGGGCTAACAATGACCTGCTTCCTCCTGATGCATCCCATCAGATGTATTCTGGTGATGCAACAGCCAAAAATGATCTCGACAGCGCTGATACAATTGCTCTGATTGATCTTGAGAAATTGGTAGCGTACTCTGAAATTACAGATCCCATGATTCAGCCTTTCATGATCGAAGGCGAGAAAAAGTTTGTCCTCCTGATTCATACAATTCAGGCATTCAAACTGCGTACCTCGACTACAGAGAATGATTGGATGGATATCCATAAAGCAACTGACCGTGGCAAGACATCCCTGATGTATAAAAATGCCCTCGGCGAATATGCTGACGTTATCCTGCATAAACATCGTAATTGCATTACTTTTAGTGATTATGGTGTAGGTACTGATCAGCCGGCCGCTCGTTCACTGTTCCTCGGTGCTCAAGCAGGCGTTATCGCTTATGGTCAGAATTCCACACCAAATCGTTACAACTGGCATGAAGAAGCTGATGACCGTGGTAATGCACTGGCCATCACCGCAGGCTGTATTTTTGGTATCAAGAAAGTCCGTTTCAATTCCAAGGACTTCGGCGTAATTGCACTTGATTCCTATCAGCCAGCTGTTGCGTAAGCAATTCTTTAACGGCATAACTAAATCCCCACCCACCACCGGGTGGGTGGGGATTTTCTTAAGGAGAAAAAGTATGGTACTACTGCAATACTTGGGAGCTAGGGAACTAAAGTTTAAAGACCCTCGTTTTAAGCATGAGTATGACTTTATTAACAGACATAAGATTTGTCTAGTTGATCCAAGCGATGCTAAAGTACTTTTAAACGAAAGCCCATGTGTATTCCACATATTACATCAAGAGGACGAGTATGGCAACACTAGAAGAAATAAGGGATAACGTAAGACTTGCTTTGCAAGATGCAAGTTTCACTGATGACCAAATTAATGCCAAAATTAATGCTGGCTTAACTGATGCTTCTTGGTATGCCTTATTGTCAGAACTTGAGTCATCTGGGGAATTTACAACTGATCCAGCTGCAAATGAGGTAGCTATCCCGACAGACTGGAATTTTCAACGTAATCTGTATCATGCTGACGCAGCTGATAAATCAGATATAACTGTATGTACTCAAATTGGTATTCTTAAGAAAAGAGTACCTAATATTGATACAGAGGTAGAGACTGGTGATATTAAATACCTTACATCAAGAAATGGTAAGATTGTATATTCACCTTCTCCTGCAGCAGCAACAGTAGTAAAATGTAATTTCTATATCAATCCAACTCCTTTGGTTGCTGATGGTGATATACCTTTTTGTTTACCAATTCCTCTCCATAATGATATTTTAGAAAGCTATGCACTTTGGAAGTTTTTTGCTATTATAGAGGATGGTATAGAAGGGTATAAAGTTAACACTAAGTACTATAAGACTGAATACTATGAGGCTTTGGAAAGAATTGACGATTATATCGACGAAGGCCAATCGACATCTGACCCTGTACGCGAAAAACAATGGGAATAAGAAATGGATACAATACCCATCTTTAGAGGCTCTAACGGTTTAAACACCACGGTCGACCCCGTTCGCATTTCATATAATGCGGAGACAGGGGTATCAGACTTAGCAGTGGCTGTAAATATCACGCATGATAAAACCGGTCGCCCAAGTAGACGCCCAGGATATACACGACTGCAGACTGGCGCCTTCCACAGTCTCTTTTGTGATGGCGGTGAATGCTGTGTAGGACAAGGCACCTTACTCTACCTTGTAAACTCCGACTACACATTAACAGGCATCCGCAGTGGCCTTTCAGGGAATTGGATTGACTACGCTCAGGTTGGTCCTAACATATATTACTGCAATGGTGTGGATAATGGCATGATCCGCAATCGGCAGTCATTCCCGTGGCCAGAAGATTCGTACGTCGGACCCGAGACTACTCGTCAATTCTTTCCAGCGCCTGTTGGACAACATTTAGCTACTTATAGAAGTAGAATGTTTATAGCTGAAGGAGGAACTATTTGGTATTCAGAACCTTATGCCTTTGGTCTGTATGATAAAGCTAGATGTTTTATACCATTTAATTCTAGAGTTATTTTACTTGAACCCGTTAAGAATGGAATCTTTGTTTCTGATAAAAATGCTATATGGTTTATTGAAGGTGATACCCCTGATAAATTTGAAGCTATTCAAAAGACAACTTTTCCAGCTCTTGAATGGTCAGCAGCAATTGAACGAGTAGAGATATCTAAACTTGGTTTTGATGTTCCAGGACTTGGTATTCTCTTTGGTTCAACACAAGGAGCTCTTCTTGGTACGCCAGATGGGCAAATTATTAACTTAACAGATAATAAGGCAATTTACCCTCCTTTAGGAAGCAGAGGCGCGGGCTTACTTAAAGGAGATAATTTTATTCACAGTCTATTTTATTAGGAGGACAATACTATGGCTTTACGGCTTAGCACAGGGTTGCGTAATCAACTCATGGAAAAGAAAACAATTCCAAGTCTTATTGTGGTAGCGCAAGCTACAATCGCATTTGTTGATGACGGTTCCGGCCCTAACGGTGGTGATCTTATTACTGATACTGGTAATGGCTTGGGTGCAGCACAACCTAAAGGTCAAATTACTGTTTTTGGCTCTGCTTCAAATAACGGTACTTTTGAAATTCTTTCTGCCCCTACTGACGGTTCACAAATTGAAGTCCCTGCAGGTTCACTTACTGCTGAATCATTAGGTGCAACAGTAACAATAGCTGGGGGTCTTGGTGGTTCATTCTCAGACCTATTCAGAAATGGTGTATTAAAAATATTCCCTGGTACACAACCTGCGAATGCAGACACAACTGAAGGTGTAACTGAACTTGTTGAAATCTCTCTTGGCAGTGGTACTTTTGTACCTGGCGC